AATAATCTCCGTAGGAAACAAAATCACCTTCTCTGACATACATATCTTGATCTTCTTCCAGGCGTCTCTTGTGAAAATGAACATTGATCTCCCAAGTCTTATCCATACCGACATTTGCAAGGTAATCAGTAGAAAAATCAGTAAATTCAACCATTGCATATACTCTGACGGGAGGCAAAAAGGTTTTTTCAATGGCTTCCCCATACAAGTCGTGAAAATTAGTTGTCTGAAGATCAATGGGGAAATATAAAATCTGCTGTCCAATGATATTTTCAATTAATTCGTCATTGACCTGTTTTACTAGATCTCTTTCCTTTTTACCAAAGAAAAGCGGAGGGGGCGGGTTATTTGGTTGTTTCCATTCATTTGCCATTAATTATTACCCCACGAATATTGGAAGTGGCGAGTTCTTGAAAGCAGCAGTAGCCGCATCTGTAACTTCTGCATCCGTTTTTGCAATTTCACTGTATGTGATAGTATCAAGAATTTCCATTAATTTATCCCTAAGCTGCTGTTGTTCCTCTTTTGCTTGTGACAATAATTCGGCGTAATTTAAGGTAACGCTTTCGCCCGGAATTGGGACCGTTGTGAATTTGCCGCGAATCTGGCCTAACATTTCTTTACACACCGCTAACGCAAATTTTCTAATCCACTGCTTTCCAATGGCATTAATATTTTCATAAGGAAGATTATCGAATGGTATGGTATTCATGTTGTTAATGCCATCTCTGCCATCCACATAATCTTCATTCTTATCCCACGCATTGGTGTTGTCGACATAAAACTGGACCCATATGCGATCTGTTTCGTCAAACCCCCAATAACTTGGGGTTGGAAATAGCCTTAAATTATTGTCCTTAATCTCATAAGCATAATGTGAGGTTCTAGTATAAATTGAATCTTCGTACATTACTGCTTGCATTTTATTTTGCCAAGTCGGAATAATTTCAAATGTAGCATCATCCGAATACTGGCCATATGTAGAATAGTTGCCTACGACGCCCAAGCCACCATAATAGCCATAGAAACGCCACATAGCTCTAGGAGATTTATAAAAAACCCTTGTCACGATAACGCGCGAATCCCCAACTTCTCCTGAAAATGGCACGGCAGTTCCGCCATCATCTACCCCGGAAGTTGAAGCGCTACTGATTATATTCTGTAGATCATAATCTTGAATATTTGTAACCGGCTTAAAAGAGGCGGAATATTGAGGGACAGTGCCTCCGAATCCGGCAACCTGTGCAGCGCCATCACCGATATTTTTGGCATATGAAAATTGGAATCTTGGATATTTTAAGTTAACGCCCGTGGCGCCAGATGTTATTTGACCCCTGTGGTCGAAGGATGCCGTCTGATTGCCAAGAACATCAGAAATAATGTTTTTACTCTGGTGTAAATTAATGATGTAGGAATATTCTAAAACTGCCTCTTCATACGCAGAATAAACATTCGCTGCTGTCAACTCAATATCAACAACATCACCGCCAAGCTTCCTGTACACATAATTTACTTGTAGGGCGGCGCCACTCAAAAAAGGGTTAGAACCAGTATATATTCCAAAAGGAACAGCACCGGATACATTGCTTATTGTTCCAGTGGAAGGCAGTATTACTGCACTGGTGGTCGTCTTAGGACTTAAATTAGTTGGCATTCAATAGATCTCCCGCTAGTTTAATTAGTTTACAAAAGAAGAAACCCCCAGCAGTACTGAGGGTTCTTTCTCTATTTTTCTCTAGAACGGAAATCTCAAAAAATTGGCGGCGGTATTTTTTGGCAGATCGACATTTTAAGGTGCCGTCGTCCTGAAGTTTTCGCCATCCCAATACCAAGCTAAATTATATATTATGGCAATGTATGACCGTCAGCGGCGTCGGCAATATCAATCGTTGCAGCCGTAACAGTGGTGCCGATACAGTAGTAGTCGGTCCCGTCACAATAGACTTCTAGATAGTCACCAACAGTGACGGCGCCATCACTTGAATCGAAGGCAACACAACTAGAGGCGTCGGTTATTTCGATCACGGAGTTACCTCCTTGGCGAATGTGGCCACCAATATCAACACTATCGCTTCCAGTTGTAAGAGCGAAGTCTTTGGTTCCCTCATTGTTAGAAGCGGTTGACATAACAATCTTACAAGTGAATCCCTCTACCGGGCTTGGTAGTTGTAAAACAATGTTTACCGTGCTCATATCAATGAAAAACACTTTACCAGAGTCGGCTACTGTTAATGTCTTTGTTGGGGCCGCGTAGGTTCCAACGCTGCTGAGTGTTTCAGACTTCATTCCCCAGCCAGCTAATGTGGTTCCCGATCCAAAGTTAATCTCTCTTCCTAAATTCTGAAGGAGAGTCTGAAACCTCCTAAGTCCTAATGCACTCATGTTAAAATACCCTCCTTAAATGGGTTATATGTTCATTCTTTATCATTTATATATAGTGTTCTAAAAGGGAAAAACCCAGGGTTTAATCTTTTAATTAATCAGCTAAAACTTGTAACCAACGCAAGTGTACTATTGGCGCGTCTTATAAACCAATGGCCAGTATAAATTAGTTCAATCATGGACCCACGCTGTTCTTCATCAGCAAATCCGAGAGTGCGAGAATTTATATTAACATAGACGGAATTACCAATACCCCCACTGAGACCACGGATGTTCACACCGGATCCGGCGTCAATCAGAACTTCGGTGTTGGCATGGTTATCTGCGACCAACATAAATGTAAGCTGCATTCCCAATTCTGCGGTGGGGAGCGTCACCGTGAAGTTACCTTCCCCTCCACCATGGATCAAAACAACTTTACCAGAATCAGCATTGGTAAGAGTAGTATTACCGGTCACATAAGTACCGGTGGACGCGTCGTCTGGGGAAAATTTTAATTTCTGGGCCCGAAATGCCACTTCCGTTATAAATTCATTCTGATTGTTGTTAATAAGAGTTTGCACTCTACGCATACCCAAGTTGCCTTTGCTGCTCATTTGTTTATTTTTCCTTTTAGCGTTAGTTTAATCTTCATCAGGAGAAAGAAGTAACAAGCGCAACAGTACTAATCGCGTGTTTTAGAAACCATCGGTTCCCGATATAAAAAAGTTCAATCACGGCGCCGCGCTTTTCAGAATCCGCAAATCCTACGCTCTGGGCATTAATATTAACGAACGCCGCGGTACCAACTCCGGTGCTCACTCCCCTGATTCCGTTTGTTGCACCAGAGTCAATTAAAAGTTCGGCCGCGGCATTACTATTTGCAACAAGCATAAAAGTAAAGTGCATTCCGGTGACGCCGGTGGGCAACGTCATTGTGATATTGCCGGAAGAACTATTATCAATCAAAATAATTTTACCTGCCTGGGCGGCAGTAAAAGTGGTGTCGGTAGTAACAAATGCTGAAGGCACCCCGTCTGGATAAAATTTAACTTTCTTAACCTGCAACGCTGCTTGCGTTACTAGTTCATTGTTGTTGTTATTAATAAGAGTCTGTATTCTTCTTGTACTTATGGCACTCATTGGTTCCCTCCTGTGTACTTGACATGATATATAGTATCGGGAAAACAAAAAACCCCCGCCGAAGCGAGGGTTTTAAGATTTAATCAATTAACGATTAGTTAATCAATCAGGTACCACCGGACTCACCGACAAGACCGCGAATAAGGACCAAACCATACATATCAGGTCTGACCATCTTCTTGGCATATCGAGTCATGACACCCTTACGGGGCACGAAGTCCTCCGGTCCAAAGATGGTGGGAGTCGTCTGTAGCGGCACATAAGGTGCGTATACATAACCAGACTCTAGGAAACTAGAGCCGCGACGACCAACCAGAACAACGTTACGGAAGAAATAAGGATCTACAATAACATCGAACTTCTTGGTTAGAGAGCCAACCTTGACAGCACCGATAGAACCGGTCTCGTCATCAACAGTGACAGAGGCGCGGAAACCAGCCGTGAACTCAAGGATACCAGCAACTTCAGGTCCGCAGACGATGAAGTTGGCGCCACCACGAAGAGTCTTACGATGGATTACAGCGGAAACATCGTTGATGGTTTCAACGAGAGTCTCATACCACTCACTGACAGTACCAGTGAAGTCGGGTGCCTTTGCGGCTGCACCAACTTCAGCACCAGTCGTGCGATCTACGAAGAGACCCGGTGAGCGTGACCAATATTCCTTGGTCGTCGCACCGATGCACAGATCTTCGATGATCTCACGGTCAATCTCAAGAGCAATCTGCTCAGAGAGAATGCTGGTAAGCTCGACTTCGGCGTCAAGGTTGTGATAGGCATTAAGATCCTGTCCCAACTCTGGCGTCCACTTAGCCTTGAGCTTCTTGGTGACCGCGGTAACCGCCACGGAATCGACTTTGATATCGATCTCGGGGATGCTTTCGTTATTTTCAAGGCCCCAAGAGGTCTGTCCGATAACGGAACCAACAGAACCACCAGTGGCAAAGTCATCCGTTTGGGGGAACTTAACCGTGGTTGCGGAAGCAAGTGACTCACTAAGCTGAACAGCGGAGCGACCACCACCATAAGAAGCCATAACGAAAATGGCCTTCGTCGTACTAGAACCGCTATATCGCGTTAGACGACGACACTGAACATCATCAAGGTTCTTACCACGGGTAAGACCAACACCACCAGAAAGAACTAGTGCTGTGAGGTTCTCGGTGTTGAACTGGTCCAAGCCGCTAATATCAGCTTGTAGGACGGCGACGTTCGTCGTCCCGGAGGTGAATTCCGGATCGAACTGAACAACTTTGTCAAGCTCGCCACCAGTACCAAAAGTACCAGAAAGAAGACCGGTCCACGTTAGGGTGGCCGATCCAGTCGGTGAAGCATAACCGTTGTTCATGTTATAGGGGCCAAGCTCCGCGAAGGAACCCGTGATACGAATACCACCAGTAATCTCAGCACCGACCCGATCACCACCAAATAGTGACTTCTCGGAAACAGCACGGGGACCGCCATAACCATAACCTAGACGGGGAAGCCCCGCACCATTTGTTGAAGTGGTGAAATCTAGGAAGAAGATGAGCCCACTAGGCAGACTCATCGGCTGAACACTAACGAGATCGTTAGCAATCAGACTCGCGAAAACACGACGGACAATGGGGAATGCGACAGCCGCGAAGCCCTCAACATCACTACCCGCCATCGTACTCGTCTCACGAAGAAGTTCCTTCGCCTGGTTTTCCAGTAGACGAGCCATATTCTGGCGCTTGGTATCCTTATCGATACCCTCCAGAAGTCCGGTCTTTTCCCATTTACTCAATAATGCGTTACCTTCGGCGCGCACATCGCGATTGACAATACCCTCTGTCAACCTTTCTACAATACTAGACATAATATAATCCTCCTTTTAAAATTATTTATTAGTTAATACCTGCTAGTTTTCTCATTCGCTCTGCGAATGGATCAGTTTTTTGTACTTCCTTACGGGAAGCACGAATAACAGAAGACGGACGGGTAATAGCTTCGCTTAGTGATTGAGGGCGACGGGTTGGTCGCGACTCCACTGTGCTTTCAAGCGTATTATATATTGTCTTCGCTTCTGCGACTGAACCAGCTTGGGAAATAGCTTCGGCAATTTTCTTCTTTTGCCGCTCATTTAGGGAGGCATTTCTTAAAACACGGTTCGTGTAAAGCAAACGAGCATTAGAAAGATTTACAGTTTGTAAACCCTCCCTCAACTCACTGGTTGCTTTTTCATATTGTGAAAGCCGGTCGGTGAGTTGTCTATTTTCAAAAACTAACTCTTCTTGGGCTTTTTTCAAAGTCTCTAATTCTTCTTCTACATCTGTGCTACGGCGTCGAGCAAGTTCTTGTTCCATCTCTTGCTTAACCTGGAAATCGGGTCGTCCCGCCCAACCAGATAAGTCTGCGCCCATATCAACAGTTAACTTTTCTACGATGGAATTAATAAGTTCCTCGGAAAGTTCAATATTT